TGTAGTCGTATATTCACGGGTTGGTGGAGCGGTCATGCTAGCAACAATCAGGGGTGGTCGGGTGGTGCATCATGCACACCCGCCGGTGGTCTTCAAGCATCTGTGGGTGCTACGGGTCACTCGCTTCAGCTCGTCAACTGTTACATGGAATGTTAGTTAAAGAAATGGATCCTTAAAAGAGTGGGCAGGTGAAGCCCCACCGAGGATACCATGTGTGGTACCTCACCTGATCTTAGCTCAATTGGTAGAGCGAAGGACTGTAGGAACAAAGTTCCTGTTGTGGATGAATCAGCTCATCCTTAGGTCGCTGGTTCGATTCCGGCAGATCAGAGCCCAGGGGTGTAAACACCTGTTCGTAGCCTCTATAGCTCAGTTGGTAGAGCGCACGCTTCGTAAGAGGAATGCTTGCATTCCTCACGTGTCAGCGTGAGGTCTTGGGATCGACCCCCAATGGAGGCAAAAAGTTCTATAGTATAATGGTTAGTACGTGAGACTCTGAATCTCGAAATGGGAGTTCGATCCTCCCTAGAACTTCTCAGACCTGAATACGTCGTTAAACTATTCGTCGATGCTCCTATAGCTCAGTCGGTAGAGCGTCAGACTGTTAATCTGAATGTCGCAAGTTCAATCCTTGCTGGGAGCGATTCTTTTCATGGACACGGTACGTCCATGAAAAGAAGACCTAAAGCAACCGTACGCATACACGGTAAGAAACATGCAAGTTCGAAACATTGAGGTTTGGCAGGCGAATCTGCGCCGCGACGAGGTGAATTGTACGGGGGGTACGAAACATCTCGTTTTGCGCGGTCGCTATCAGCGAAACAATACGTGGACCAAGGCGTCTCGCATGGCTTTGCTTGACACGATCCTGATGGGATATCCATGTGCTCCAATCTATCTCATCGCTTCCAAAAAAGCAGAGGATGTGTTTGATGGGGCGCACCGACTCGAGACGGTTTGTGATTTTGTCACGAACAAGTTTCCGATTCAAAAGGCGACGTCGGATGTTATCAACTGGGAGTCGAGTCAGATTTCAGCCTATGTAAACTTGTACTACAAGGATTTGCCCGACGAGGTGCAGGAAATTTTCCGCAATTATACGTTTACGACGAGTACCATTCCGAATGACGTGGTGGAAGATCCCGAGCGTCTCTCGACGCTTTGGATTCGTCTGAACAATTCTGGGAAACCTCTCAACGACTATGAGAAGTACATTCCGGTCTACTACACGCTGTACAAGTTTCTCGAGGAGCACAGCCCTGTATGGTTTGGTACGTGCGTTTACGCGAGCGATACATCTGACGACGGAAAGGCGGAGGTTCAGCTCATGCGCATGTTCGCCCTCAGTGAGGTGACGATCCCGACCAAATTTAGTTCTCAGAATGACATTTACAAAAAGTGGCGCCTCGAGACCTTCGGAAAGACGACCGACGTGGATTCAAACTTTGAGGCGAAAAAGTCGGACCTTGAAACTCGCCTGAAACATCTACGGGTAGTCTATGGGGTGCTCGAGAAGCACAAGCTTTTCGAGGACAAAAAGCCGAATGACATTGTCCTCCTCGTGCTCATCAGTCGGATCGCGCGTTGGTGCGACACGCGTCAAATGCTCACGCGTTGTGAATCGCGACTCATCGAGTACGCGACCATGATGTTCAACGTGGCACGATCGGAAATGGCGAGCATGCTCTGTTGCCCCGAGCGTAACGGGGGCTACCAAACCCGGCTCATCTACCGTATCGACCGCGACATTCACGACATTGTCGAGCAGCTCGACGATCCGCGTCTGTTTACGCCGACTCAAAAGACGCTGAAGCTTCGTGAGCAGTGCAACGAGTGCCCGTGGTGCAAAAAGCCGATCGAGTGGGAACAGAAGTATGAGGGACACCACGTCGTGCCGTACAGCAAGGGTGGACCGACGACTCTGGCAAATCTCCAGGTGCTCCATGAAGAGTGTCACAAGGCGCTTCACTTGAACAGCTGAACGCGCCAACCAGGACCGAGCGCACGCTGAGTCGCCAGACGCGCACCCTCAAGGCTCGGCTTGGACCAGAGAAACCAACGCGACCAAAACCCAGCAGAGTACCGTCCACTCGGACCCCATGCTTCACGTCTCCGATGACGTATGAGGTAACGGTGCATCCGTGCAGCGTCTTTATGCATGGTGTAATCCGAATAGCCTTTGCTGCCAAAGTTGACGTGGCGTACGCGCCCATCGACGTTGAACGTCGCTCGCCATTTCTTGCCCAGCTTTGGGCTACGACGCACCGTAACGGTTGGCATTACTGGGTGCACAGAAAACATTTACACCTGCGATGGAAGGCTGATAAAAACCAACGACGCGTGATCCCCATGTACCTTCAGACGATCCAGGCGAGTGCGCTACGCACGATATTTGAGGTGCTCAAGGATATCGTCAATGACGTCAACGTCTATTTCACGCCGCAGGGGGTGCGAATCGTCACGCTTGACACGGCGCGCGTGACGCTCGTCCACATGTTTCTGCCGGCTGAAAATTTCGAGGCGTACACGTGTGCCGAGGAGGTGATTGCCGGGCTCAACATGGCCAACACGCACAAGCTGCTCAAGTCGGTGACGAACAACGATTCACTGATCATGCGCATGACGGGCCGTGACGTGCTCGAGATTGAGATTGAGAATACGGTCAAACACTCGACGACGACGTTCAAGCTCAAGCTGCTCGACATTAACGAGGATGATCTGAATGTACCGGACATTGAGATGGATATCGTGACGACCGTTCCCTCGGTGGATTTTCAGCGCATTGCGCGCGACATGGCAAACCTGTCGACCGATATGACGATCAAACGCACAAAGACGACGCTCGAACTCAGCTGCGTCGGTGATTTCGCAGATCAAATGACGACGCTCGACTGCCCCCCGATCGACCGGGATGAGCAAGTCGGTGGGACGTATGCGCTCAAGTACATCAACATGTATACCAAGGCGACGAACCTGTGCTCGAGCGTCCAGCTGTTTCAGTTTAGCGAGCCGAACATGCCGATGGTGTTCAGGTATGCCATTGCAAACCTCGGTGAGATTAAGTTTTACTTGGCTCAAAAGACGATCGAGACTTGACCGAGCACGTTTGTCACCCGGACGGCCGGTACAGTGTCTGGTAGAATCAGTATTGGGTATGTTTCGATACTCACGCGGCCACATCGGACCATAAAGCGAACGCGCCATGACCATCTCCCAACGGCGTACCGTACCGTGTCTGGTGTGACGATGCGTCGAGGCCCCGCGAAGCGACGTAGGCTCGTCGTGATATCCCTATTCGTCTCGATGACTTCGGCAGTTGCGATCGGTACGTGAAACCCCGACGTGGTCGCTTTGGGTGGCCATTCTCCGACGTGCGTGTACTCTTTGTTGTTGAATATATATGTAGTGGCTATAGTATTACCAACCCGTGCAGTCTCACGCACCGTCATATTTTTGGGGATCAAGGCGACGATGATATCCATATGTTATAAAGATGTACACTCTTTATAAGAGATGGAACGGCGCATCAACGAGCGTATAAAAGAACTAGAAGGTGATCCGAATGCCCTGTACGACTACCTGACACAGTGTGTCCCGCATATCAGAGAGTACACCACAGAACGGCCAGGTGGTATCAAACGTAAGGACATCTTTGACGAGTACATGTCCAAAGTAGAAGAGACGACGATCGAACAGTCTCAAAAGCCGTCAGCCATCGATGTCCCGTCCGAATGTGCACACTGCAAAGCCCAATGGTCTATCGTGTTTGAGCACGAGACGAGTGACCACGTGTGTAGCGAGTGTGGCTATGTCCAATACGTGCTCTGCAACGAACGTGGATTCAAGGAGGAGCAGGAGATGGATCGGAACGTGGTGTACTCGTACAAGCGCGAAAACCACTTCAACGAGTGGGTCGCTCAGTTTCAGGCGAAAGAGTCGACGAGCGTCCCGGATGAAGTGATTACGCAGCTGCGCCATGAATTCAAAAAGCAGAAGATCAAGGATACGTCAGAGATTACCCATCGCAAGGTTCGCGGCCTGCTCAAAAAGATAGGACTCAATAAATATTACGAACACGCGCCATACATCACAACGATTCTCAATGGCGTCAAGCCCCCAACCATGCCTCAAGAACTCGAAGACAAGCTTCGACTCATGTTTGGTCAGATTCAGAAACCCTTTGAGAAACATTGTCCGGCGGATCGAAAAAACTTTCTGTCGTACAGCTTCACACTGTACAAGTTTTGCGAACTCCTCGGCGAAGATGAATACCTACAGTGCTTTCCGCTTCTCAAGTCGAAGGAGAAGCTGCACCGTCAAGATGAGATTTGGAAGCTCATCACGAACGAGATTTCATGGGAGTTTATACCAACCGCGGCACCCTAGGCACGCATTCTCCAGGGGGTTGTTCGAATATTTTTGTGCGTCAATGACACATGCACAAGGTGAAGGAACTCACGCTCGGTGTCATCATTTTCTTCATCGTCGAACGGATGGCGCTCTTGATCAGTGGGTACTCTGTCGAACGTTCGGCCGAGATCGATTTGGCGTGCCGGCGTTACATGATCGAACTCGTGTTCCTAATGAGTGTATTTGCGAGCGTATGGTTTCTATTAAAAGCATGAGGCGTAGTGTAGGTATGATGAATTGCTACCGCGACGAGACATTCGTATTGTGTCAGACCAAGGGGTGGGACAAGGCTCCCGTGAGCACAGTCTGGCTTCTCTTCACCGAAGAGATTGGAGAGCTTGCGTCGGCGATCCGTCAGTACCAGCGTAGTTTCAAAAAGACGGGCCTCAAGAAGGATCGAGGGACGGACATTACGACCGAAATGGGTGACGTGTTTTCGTATTTGTTCCAGCTCGCCTACATGCTCAACGTCGACCTCGACGACATGTGGCTGAAGCACAGGGAAAAGGTTCAGTCCAGAAAATATGTTGAGTGAAAACAGAGATGACTGAGTTTATGGCTGATGACGACACGGCCATGAACCGTATCAATCCATACACGGCCACGGCCACGTTTGGCATTTCGTACAACGGTGGCTATAAAGGACCCAACACGCAGACATGGTACGCCCCAGAAGACAAGCCTGCGTCATGGGACGTTCCCGCGGAAAAGCCAGAGTATCTGGACCATTTCGGTCCGAACCAGCTCAACAAGTCGGGTTCCATGTACTTAAAGACGGGCGGGATCCACCCCGCGACGAGCTTCATGTTTCCGGCGCGTAAGATCCAGCACGACGATGGCACCGCCACCTTTTCGCGCGAGACGGTGTGGCGTGACGGGGACAACTACGTCAGTGGACTGCCAACCGGGTTTGACTTGCCAAGAGGCATGATGTGGCCAATCCTTTTGATCATCGCCCTGTTGGTCCTCGCATTCGTGCACCGCAAAAAGCTCGGTGCGTGAGTCAGATCTTTTGCACCTTGGGTGCCTCCACCTTGATGAGCTTCTTCTCAAGCAACGCGCGCTCGAACTCGGTCCGACCGTCTAACTTCGGGCACTGGTGCATCTCCAGCTGGATACACCTTGTGCAGAATCGATCGGAGCATTCGCGACACGTAAGTGCCAGAAGGCCCACCTTCTTGTGGCACTTCTTGCACAGGGCCATCGTCTTCTACTACCTCACACGGTATTTCCTTAACGAGTGCGGCTGCGAGAACGCTGATATTCGCCTCATCGTCCTCGTCAACCACCTGACAGAGCCCCGTCTTGCGGCGCTCGAGCACCTCGTCCCAGAACGCCTTGGCGCGCGGGAGGATACGCGCAAACCATTCGCGATCGCGTGGAACCTCGATGACGTCAAACTCCTGCGGAGCATCAGGGCGTAGAAATCCCGCCGGCCGGTACTGGATGAAATCGCACGCCTCGAGATCGAGCACCTCGAGGAGCAGCTGGATCTGCGGGAAATAGTACTTGGGACACTTGTGCTCAATCTTGCGCGTCAATGGGCACTTGATTTCGATAAGACGCCCAGATTCTGTAACACCGTCGGGAGATCCGCCGAGCCACTTATGCACGGGGTGCTGGACCAAACCAATTTCGTGAGATTTTTGATTGTACGTAGCGTCATACAAGTCTCTTGCAATGGGCTCGAGCAGCGTACCGTGTTCGGTGGCGGCATTTCCCTTCCAGCCATTGTTGTGACCGCACTTCTTGACGACGAGGTCGCTCGGTTTCTCGTAGGGATTATCACCGATGGCGGTTGCAAGATCGCTCGCTGTGAGCATCGTTCCACGGAGGGCATGCCACTCGGGCGTTCGCTGATCGTCATATGATTGTTGAAGAAGTTGCTTGACCCGTGGGTGGACCTCATTCATATCTCATACACATGCGCTAACTGTGTTTAAGCGCAATTTCAGCCGCATTCTGTTCCGCCTGTTTCTTCGTCGAAGCAAAGCCCGATCCGCGCGGCGTGCCGTCGACAATCACCTCGATGTGAAACGTGCCGTTCGGGTACTGGTGACGCACCTGATAGTCCGGCAAGGGAAGCTTCGCCGCTTGACACTTGCGCATGAGTTGATCCTTGTAGTTGTCGTCGTGGAGCGTCACCTCGACGCGCTCGAAGGACGCAAAGACAAACTTCTTGGCATGCACCATGCCGAGATCGAGGTATATCGCACCGACAAACGTTTC